GAAAAACTCTACCTTGAAGGTGATGATGTATCCATGGCAACTAGTGAACAGGCAGATGCCATGGAAACAGATGAACGAGAAGGACTAGTTCGTACTTACTTGGATACGCTCTTGCCGGATGATTGGGACACGATGTCTTTGTACGAGCGTAGAAATTTCCTTGGCGGTAGCGAATTTGGCGGCGGCACCCGGGTTGGAACAGTACACAGAACCCTTGTCTGCAATATGGAAATTTGGTGTGAGTGTTTCGGTAAAGAGGCATCCATGCTAAAGCCTTCAGATTCCTATGCCATCGGTGCCATTATGAGAAAGATCAGTGAGTGGAACAAGTACACTGGGAACAAGAATGGTGTTGTGACGTTTCCTGTCTACGGAAAGCAACGAGCTTATTCCCGAGTCGAGGAACAACGCTAAGTTGTACCTTACATTGTTCCCATACTGGTTCTTTCCCTAAAGTTAGTAATGATAAGGAAAATCAACGGTTCGGAACAAGTGGAACAAGAAGTATCCTATTTATTTATAAATAGTAAAAAGAAGTAATAGTAGCCTGTGCATACACGTATACACGCGCGTATAGGAAAATTGGGTCAAAGTTGTTTTCTTGTTCCGAGCCTTTTTATATGGGAGGTATTTATGCTTGAAAAATATATAGAAAAGAAACTGGTGGTTGAGGTAAAAAAGATGGGAGGCATTGCTGCGAAGTTTGTTAGTCTAGGTTTAGATGGGATGCCAGACCGCCTAGTGCTTTTACCACTTGGGAAGATAGCATTTGTGGAATTAAAGGCTCCCGGAAAGAAACCTCGCCTGTTACAGATTAGAAGAATAAAGCAATTACGGAAGTTAGGCTTTTCCTGTTATGTCATTGATGATGTTAAGCAGATTGGAGGGATACTCAATGAAATACGATCCTCATAAATATCAGACCTATGCAACAAACTTCATACTAGAGCATCCCATAGCGGCAGTGTTTTTAGAAATGGGTCTTGGTAAAAGTGTTATTACTTTAACCTCGATTTTTGATTTGACATTGGATAGCTTTCTTATTCGCAAAGTTCTGGTTATTGCACCCCTTCGAGTAGCTAGAGATACATGGCCTGCGGAGATTGAAAAGTGGGATCATCTTAAGGGGCTTAAATATACCGTAGCAGTTGGTTCTGAGGTTCAGAGAAAAGCAGCACTTATGAAAAGAGCACAGGTGTATATTATCAATCGAGAAAACGTAGAATGGCTCATTTCTAGAAGCGGCATTCCCTTTGATTTTGATATGGTAGTGGTAGATGAACTGTCATCGTTTAAATCCCACCAAGCAAAAAGGTTTAAAAGCCTAATGAAAGTTAGACCTTTGGTTAAAAGGTTTGTTGGGCTTACAGGGACACCATCATCTAATAGTTTGATGGATTTATGGGCAGAATATCGACTTTTGGACATGGGGCAAAGACTGGGGCGGTTTATTGGTAGATACAGGGAAGATTATTTTGTGCCGGATAAGCGCAATCAGCAAGTTATATACTCTTACAAACCAAAGCCGGGAGCAGAAGAAGCTATCTACCGAAAGATTTCGGATATCACTATCAGCATGAAAGGATCCGATTATCTTAAACTGCCGGAGCTAGTCATAAACGAAGTTTCAGTCAGGCTTTCTGAAAAGGAAATGGAAACTCTCGACAGTTTGAAATGGGATCTGATAACAACGGTTAAAGGTGAGGAAATTACTGCAGCCAATGCGGCTGCATTATCTGGAAAGCTCCTTCAAATGGCCAATGGTGCAGTCTATGATGATCAAGGTGCGGTGATTTACATACACGATCATAAGCTGGATGCGTTAGAGGATGTAGTCGAAGGAGCTTATGGAAAACCTGTCTTGATCGCATACTGGTTTAAGCATGATTTGATTCGGATACAAAAACGCTTTGAGGTTGAAGTTTTATCCAATGCTGATTCCATAAGGAGATGGAACAAAGGAGAAATTCCTGTTGCCGTCATTCATCCAGCATCTGCGGGGCATGGACTTAATCTGCAAGCTGGAGGCTCTATTCTTGTTTGGTTCGGATTGACATGGAGCTTGGAACTTTATCAGCAAACCAATGCTCGGCTCTGGCGACAGGGGCAAAAGGATACAGTGGTCATCCACCATCTGATAGCAAAAGGTACAATAGATGAACGTGTGATGAAAGCGCTGAAAGATAAAGACGTGAGGCAAGCGGCCTTGATTGAAGCGGTGAAGGCGGAAATAAATAAATACAAAGAGGGTTTGCCTTGTGGAAATACAGGAGGAATCAACGGTGAACGCTAAAGAATATTTATCCCAGGCTTTTAAGCTGGACCAACGAATCAACAGTAAACTGGAACAGATGGCCTTGTTAAGAGACTTAGCAGTAAAAACAACATCGGCGATGCAAACCGATAAAGTTCAAGGAACCAAACAGCGCTCGCCGATGGAAAATGCTCTTGTGAAGTTAATGAGCCTTGAAGAAGAGATTAATGCTGACATTGATCAGTTGATAGACTTAAAGCGAGATTTATCCAACTTCATTGCCGAAATCGAAAGCCCTTCTCACCGGTTGCTCCTAGAGCTCCGTTATCTTGGGGGCAGCACTTGGGAGGAGGTCGCCGCTGTTATGGGTTATGATTTACGTTGGACTTATCGGTTACATCGAAAGGCATTGAAGGAAGCCAACGAACGATTGGAAAGCAGCACGGTGGAATGTTTATGAATGCTGGAGTACCCACAACACCCTTGAAGGTCCAGTTCCTTTCAGGGTTTTTCTTTTACTTTTACAAACACGCCATTAAAAGCCATCCTACAAATGTGATAGAGTATAAGCTGTAGAAGTAGCATAGTTACGAGCCCTTGAAGGACTTAACCTTCGGGGCTTTTTTAATTGGAGTACGGAGTTGAGAACAATGCCAAAGAAACCAAAGAAGCCGTGCAAACACAACGGCTGTCCTTTGTTGACTGATGATAAGTACTGTGAGTTTCATGCGAAGCTTCATGTAGATGATAGAGCCAATGCAAGCGACCGTGGTTATGATAACCGTTGGAGGAAAGCAAGCAAACGATTCTTAAACGCTCACCCTCTTTGCAAACGCTGTGAGCAGAAAGGAAAGCTGACTCAAGCAACGGTTGTCGACCACATCAAACCACATCGAGGAGACCAGAGTCTGTTCTGGAATGAAAACAACTGGCAACCTTTGTGTAAAAGATGTCACGATCGAAAGACAAGAGTAGAAGATCAATATCCAGTTTATACGTTTTAATGGACCCCCTAGGGGAGGTCAAATCTCTACAACTAATTTTATGGCGACCGCGCGCCCCCTTCGCGTGAATTTTCGCAGAATTAAACAAGGGGGGTTACTCTTGAAGGACTAAATATGAGCTTCACCTCAATGGTGGGAAGGGTTTAGGCATCTTTAGATTTTGCGAAAAGGTTCGATTGAGGAAATGATAAAAGTAGTGTTCATCCCTTGTCAGAACTGAATTCTAACAGTCTTAATTAAAAAACTAAAAATATGAATGAAACGCATATTTTAGCTTGCTTAATAGCTATTAATGCGTTTTTTTATTGCCCTTTTAAATACTGTTTACGCAGAAAGGAGTAGGGGTAATGACCGAAGCCGAAAGGCAACAAATCTATAACTTGCGGCTTAAAGGAGTTGGGTATAAAGCAATCGCTGCGGTATTGGGAAAATCTCGTGATACTGTACGTATCTTTTGTAAACAAAATGGTCTAGATGGGGATGCAAAAGTTGTTGCATTAAATGTTAAGGAACAAATGAAGAACCATGTCCTCTGCTCCTCCTGCGGTAAACTCCTTAAACAAAAGGGGCGAGGTAGGATACGGAAGTTTTGCTCTGATGAATGCCGCCGAAAATGGTGGAATGAAAATCCTCAAGCGAGAAAGAAAAGAGAGACAGCCATTTATAACTATACGTGTCCACAATGCAAGAAAACGTTCAGTTGCTACGGGAACAAGAAGCGGAAGTTCTGTAGCCATGATTGCTATATCAAATCAAGATTTTGGAGTGAAGAAGATGGAATTTAAAAAGCTACCCATTGATCATTTAATTCCTGCGAGCTATAACCCTAGGAAGAAATTGAAACCGGGGGACAGTGAATTTGAAAAGATTAAAAAGAGTATTGAACAATTTGGTTATGTAGAACCTGTCATTGTTAACCAAGATATGACGGTGATTGGTGGGCATCAAAGAATCACAGTTTTAAAGACATTAGGTTTTACGGAAATAGACTGTGTCGTTATTGATATTGATAAAACAAAAGAAAAAGCTCTTAACATTGCCCTAAATAAAATCAGCGGTGAATGGAACAAAGAACTATTAGCTGACCTTATTCAGGATTTGCAGTCTTTGGACTATGACGTTTCGTTTACTGGTTTTGACCCACCAGAAATCGATCAGCTTTTTAATGAGGTACATGATAAAGATATTACGGAAGACGATTTTGATGTCGAGAAGGAATTAGCTGAACCAGCTATTACCCAAAAAGGTGACGTGTGGTTACTTGGTAGGCATCGATTAATTTGTGGAGACAGTACTGATCCAGAGGTTTATCAAGTTCTTATGAATGGTCAGAAAGCAAATCTTGTCGTAACGGACCCGCCTTATAATGTTAATTACTCATCTCAAGCTGGCAGCATCAAAAATGATAACTTGAAAGATGAAGAGTTTTATAACTTCTTACTCAAAGCCTATAAGAATATGGCGGCTAGTATGGAAAAGAATGCATCCATCTATGTGTTCCATGCGGATACGGAAGGCTACAACTTTAGAAAGGCCTTCAAGGATGCAGGCTTTTACTTATCAGGTGTTTGTATCTGGGCCAAGCAGAGTCTGGTTCTTGGCAGAAGTCCATACCAATGGAAACATGAACCGATTTTATTTGGTTGGTTAAAGGATGGAAAGCATAACTGGTATGCCGATCGAAAGCAGAGCACTATTTGGAACTTCGATAGACCGTCGAAGAATGCTCTTCACCCAACGATGAAGCCGGTTAACTTGTGTGCCTATCCGATTCAAAACAGTAGCATGAGCAATTGCATTGTATTAGATCCTTTTGGCGGGAGCGGATCTACTCTCATGGCTTGCGAACAGACTAATCGGATTTGTTACATGATTGAACTAGATGAGAAATATGCAGATGTGATTGTCAAAAGGTTTATTGAACAGGTCGGTGTTGATGAGAGTGTATATCTTCTTAGAGATAACAAGAAGTATAAGTATAGTGACCTTGAGGTGAACAATAATGCGTAAGTTGACGCTCGGTTCACTGTTTGACGGAAGTGGCGGTTTTCCGTTAGCGGGTCTGCTCAGTGGGATAGAGCCATTGTGGGCATCTGAAATAGAACCGTTCCCCATTAGAGTAACGACAAAACAAATACCACAAATGAATCATTTAGGAGATATTAGCCAACTAAATGGAGCGGACTTATCACCTGTAGACATTATCACATTTGGTTCTCCTTGCACAGATTTGTCTATTGCAGGAAAGCGAGCAGGACTTGATGGAAGGCAGTCATCCTTATTCTATCAAGCTATCCGAATTATAAAAGAAATGAGGTATAAAACAAATGGTGAGCATCCAAAATATGCAGTTTGGGAAAACGTCTGTGGTGCCTTCTCGTCAAACAAAGGACAAGACTTCAGAAGTGTCCTCGAAGAATTCTGTAAAATCAAAGAAGAGAATACTGTTATCACTAAACCTAACAAATGGGAAAACGCAGGTGAAATTGTGGGAGAAAACTTTTCACTCGCTTGGCGAGTCCTCGATGCACAATATTGGGGAGTTCCCCAGCGTAGAAAACGTATCTTTCTTGTCGCAGATTTTAATGGACAAAGTGCATCCCAAATATTATTTAAGCGAGAGTGCTTGTCGGGGAATTTTACGAAGGGCGGAGAAGCGAGGGAAAGAACTACCTCATGTTTTGAAAATGGCTCTGGAGCGGCAAGCGAACTCTGCCTAAATGACCAAGGTGGCAGTCGTATGGATGTCACAAATGGAATGACGGCAACACTACGTGCTCAATCTAATCATCCACCGCTTATTTTTGAAAATCATGGTAGAGATGCGAGGGTTAAAGGACCAATGGAAGTTGCTCAAACGGTTTTATCAGTTTATGGGACTGGTGGAAACAATCAACCGTTTGTAATGGACATTCCTAAAACTTTTGATGTTCGTTTTACTTCAGAAGGTACTGCGAATGTTAGAGCAAATGTTTATGAAAGTTCTATTTCAAGAACAATCGATACATCTGGAAATGTGCCTGACAGTAATCAAGGGGGAATTGCTGTAGTTGCTGTACAAAGTGGGGAAGATATGAAAGGGAATAATCTAATTTTTTCAGCAAGTAAGAACTCCCATTTTACACATGCGAGAGAAGAAGTTGCAAATACCTTAGTTGCGACAGATTACAAAGATCCTCCACTCATTAATGAACCAAACTGTATAGTACGTAGATTAACACCGACTGAATGTGCTAGGCTTCAAGGTTTCCCTGACGATTGGTGTAGTGACCTTGGTACGGAGGAGCCAACAGAAGACGAGATTTTATTTTGGACAGAAGTGTGGGAAACGCATAGAAATATAATGGGTAAAAGTAAACGGCCAAAAACAAGAAAACAAATTATCAAGTGGTTAAAACAACCACACTCTGATACTGCTGAATACAAAATGTGGGGTAATGGTGTTGCATTACCATGTGTTTTATTTGTGCTATCAAATATACATGAGCATTACACAAAAAATGCGAATTGAGGTTAGGCTATAAATTCGATAAAAGACTTGCTATACCTTGTGTTTAGAGTGATATATGTACTACACCAAAACACAGGAGTGATGATTAAATGAAAGTATTGTTTGGAAGGAAAGTTAGTAATCTAGCGGAGCTGAAGGGAATTACGATAGAAGCCATTAAGCAAGGGCAGCGAGGGCAAAGTTACATCGTAACGAAAGAAGTTGAGTTAGAAGACAGCGATTTTCAAAACTTTGCCAACGACTTCTTTAACGACCAACCTTGGATCACTGAGGAAGACGGTGGAGTGAATCAGAACCGAGAGGCCCGCTGCATTAGAGTGATCAATAAAGATACGGGTGAAAAAGTTTTAGTGAACAGCGAAGGCTATAGTTATCCAAGATATACAGCAATTGAAAATGACTAGAGTGGGGCCTTAACGGGCCTTTTTCTATTGGTCTATAAATATACTCATTTTGGTCAGGAATGACTTGCTATTACCTGTGTTAAGAGTGATATATGTACTACACCAAAACACAGGAGGTAGTGAAAATGGAACGAAAAGAAATGGTCAAAAAACTAGGAGAATTTTTAGGAGTGAAACCCAAGTATCTAAACGTTCCAACCTTTGCCTACGAAATTATAACCAAGGATGAAACTTACACCATTGACAGGCAGGGCACGATTACAAACTCAGCCGGAGAAGTGAAAACCTTTGAAGAGATAACTAATCCGCCAGAGCCTGAAGAAGAAACAGGTGAGGAACAGCCAGCGGTTCTTGATTTGGATGGGATTGAAGTAACGCTCCCGCTTGAGGGTCACACCGGAAACACATTAAGAAATCTAGTAAACATGCTTTATAGCAAACAGCACCTGATCATGATGGCGTTTGAAACAAACGAGCCGCTGATAGATGATACCTTTCCACAGGATTTGGGCGAGAAGGAAACAAGTGGCATTGAGGAGTTTAAGAAGGCACTTGATGAACTTGGAGTTAAGAGAATTCCAGGCGTAGCTTTTGATTTTGAAAAAGAAACATTCACTATCAAACTAGCAGCGCAAAATTGGGATTCAGAGAAGGTTGCGGCCTTTCAGGACCTTACCGTATTTATCAACCAAAATGCCAAAAATCAAAAGCGAGCAACCTTTAAACGAGCCCAGGATGACAATCCAAAATACGCCTTTAGAACTTGGCTGATTCGCCTTGGGATGAATGGCCCTGAGTACAAAACGACGAGGAAGGCACTCCTGCAAAACCTTGAGGGAAGCGGAGCCTTTAGGAAGGTGAGTGGGCCGAATGGATAAGTTCTTCACACAAACGAATTGTGACCGCTGTGGCAGCAACTTAAAAGGCGGGCGGATTATGTCCATGTACAATACCGATTGCATTTGCTTAAGCTGCAAGGACAAGGAATCCAAGCGGACTGACTATGGTGAGGCAGTCAAAGCGGACCATGAGGAAATTAAGAAGGGCAATTACAACTATAAAGGCATTAAGGGAGATAAAAATTAACTTGATAATCCCTGTGTTTAGAGTGATGTATAGACATACCAAAACACAGGGAGGTTGTTTGAATGACCAGAGATATGGTTCAACTGCTACAAGGAAACGTTGATGCAGTAAGGGGAATGGAACTTTTACTACAGCAGAAACGAGATTTAGAAGCATCAGGATATCAAGAAAATGAAATGTATCTATTACCTGGAATGTTAGTCCTACAACTTGAAGATGGGGAAATACGCTGGATGGTTTTTGAAGGAGAATTCAAGATGGAAATATGGAAGAACTAAAGGAATGAATCAATTGGAGTCTATCAGGAGGTAGGCTCTTTTCTTATGCCAAATTTGAAAGGAGGTGGCGCCTGTGGCTCAACGTGGAAGGAAACCAAAGCCAACTGCACTGAAAGCATTAGAAGGCAATCCAGGAAAGCGAGATTTGAATCAGAATGAACCGAAACCTGAAAAGAAAGCACCAAGATGCCCAACTTGGCTTGAACCTGAAGCTAAGAAAGAGTGGCGAAGAATGGTCAAGCAACTGGAGCAATTAGGTATCCTGACTGAAGTGGATATGGCTGCCTTTGCGGGATATTGCCAAGCCTATGCTAGATGGAAAGAGGCCGAAGAGTTTATTACCAAGCATGGAACCATTGTAAAAACTCCTTCAGGATATTGGCAACAGGTGCCGCAGGTTTCCATCGCCCAGAGCTATTTAAAAATTATGAATCGGTTCTGTGAGCAGTTCGGATTAACTCCTTCATCGAGAAGTAGAATTGTGGTAGACAAACCAAGTGATGCAGATGACCCAATGGAATTTATGCTCTTTCAAGGTGGTGGTAAAGGTGTATGACGAGGAAAAGGCTCAGCATGCCGTTAACTTTATCAACTGCTTAAAACATACGAAAGGTCAGTGGCGTGGGGTTCCTTTCGACCTTCTACCTTGGCAAGATAAAATCATCCGAGATGTATTTGGTACGGTCAAAGAAAATGGATATAGACAATATAATACTGCCTATATTGAAATACCAAAGAAAAATGGAAAGAGTGAAATTGCCGCTGCTGTAGCTTTATTAATGACTTGCGCTGATGGTGAGTGGGGAGCAGAGGTTTATGGCTGTGCCTCTGACCGGCAACAGGCCTCGATTGTTTTTGATGTTGCAGTGGAGATGGTGGATCAGTCGCCCGCCCTTAGAAAAAGATTCAAACCCGTCATGTCAATGAAGCGGCTAGTCTATAAACCTACCAATAGTTTTTATCAGGTATTATCCGCTGAAGCTTATACGAAACATGGTCTGAATGTTCATTCGGTTGTCTTTGATGAATTGCATGCCCAGCCAAACCGAGAATTGTTTGATGTTATGACAAAAGGTTCTGGGGATGCTCGATTACAGCCGCTCTTCTTTTTAATCACAACCGCAGGAACCGATCGGAATTCTATTTGTTATGAAGTCCATCAAAAAGCGGTAGACATTATCGAGGGAAGAAAGATTGACCCTACTTTTTATCCAGTCATTTACGGAATCAAAGACGACGATGATTGGACCGATGAAAAGAACTGGTATAAGGCCAATCCATCATTGGACCATACCATTGACATAGAGAAAGTTAGAAATGCGTTTATTAGTGCAAGAGAAAATCCTGCAGAAGAAAATATCTTTAGACAACTGAGACTGAATCAATGGGTGAAGCAATCGACCCGTTGGATGCAAATGGAGAAATGGGATGCTTGTGATGATCCAGTTGATCTGGATAGCCTCCGTGGAAGGGAGTGTTTTGCTGGGCTGGACCTTTCTAGCACAACAGATATTACAGCGTTTGTGTTGGTATTTCCACCGAGAACAGACGATGAAAAATTCATTGTTCTTCCTTACTTCTGGATACCAGATGAAAACCTGAAAGTAAGGGTAAGGAGAGACCACGTTCCTTATGATATTTGGGAGCAGCAAGGATATATCAAAACTACTGAAGGGAATGTTGTTCATTACGGATTCATTGAGGCTTTCATTGAAGAACTAGGGACAAAGTACAACATTAAAGAAATAGCCTTTGACAGATGGGGTGCTGTGCAGATGGTTCAGAACCTTGAAGGAATGGGCTTTACTGTTGTTCCTTTTGGACAAGGGTACAAGGATATGTCACCAGCATCAAAAGAATTGATGAAGATTACTCTTGAGAAAAGAATCGTTCACGGTGGAAATCCGGTTTTACGATGGATGATGGATAACATCTTTGTCAAAACCGATCCGGCGGGAAACATTAAGCCGGATAAAGAAAAAAGTACTGAGCGGATTGATGGTGCGGTTGCTTTGATCATGGCACTGGATCGGGCAATTCGAAATGAAAATCGAGAGAGTGTTTATGATGGTCGAGGGATATTAATTTTATAGAAATTCTACTGAATAATATATTTCAGTAAAAATATATTGTAAATCAGAATTTCTACTGTATAATGAAATTAAGTGAAAGAACATTATAGAGTAGAAGGGAGATTTATTGTATGGGAAACAAAAGTGTCCAGATTCTTTTTACAGATGACGAATTTAAAGGTCTGCAGAAAAAAGCTAAAAAGAAAGGGTTAACGGTACCTTTATATATTAAAGGGGAGATCTTGCAAAATAATGAGTTTGGTGAAAGTTATAAGAAGTTAATTGAAAAAGTTGATCAGTTATCAAGCGGTACTCGCTTTACGATTAAGCTTCTTTTTGGAACGGAATGGACGATGTCCAAAGGAGTAAAATTAACATTGGGCAAAACCTTCTTTAGTAGAGTTAGTGATGGAACAATCACTAATGTTGAGGCAGAAGGAAAAGATTCCTCAAATGTTATGTGGTATAAAAAAATATAAGGGAGGAGCTTTTGTTATGCCTAGTCAATTTGCGTTAGCATATGTTAGAGGAAGCCATGGATGTACTACAACCGATATTGAAAACCATGTGATGAGTTTTGGATTTAGTCAAAATCAGGTTTTAGGAGCAATAGGGTATTTAAGAAGTAAAGGGTTGATAAGTATTTTAGGTCAATATCTAAACCCAATAAGCGGAAGAAAAGAGCACAAATTTAGATAGCAATTGTAATCTAAACTCTAAATATTCTGAGGGTTAATTGCGCATCTCAATAGAGGTGCTTTTTTTATGCCTGATTTTAGGATGTGAGAACATGAAAATACCACTGATATCTAGACTTTTTCAATCAAGAGATGGTCCAAAGAACAACTTTTTAGGAAGTACTTACAGCTTCTTCTTTGGTGGGACAACGAGTGGAAAAACAGTAAATGAAAGAACAGCGATGCAGACCACTGCAGTCTATGCGTGTGTACGTATTCTGGCAGAAACCATCGCCAGTCTCCCGCTTCATCTTTACAGATACACTGACAATGGAAAGGAAAAAGCAGTAGAAAACGGTTTGTATTACAAGCTCCATGATGAGCCAAATGCCGAGATGACTTCGTTCGTGTTTAGAGAAACACTGATGAGTCATCTTTTATTATGGGGAAATGCCTACGCCCAGATTATCCGAGATGGTAGAGGAAATGTGCTTTCTCTTTATCCTTTATTGCCTGATAGGATGACGGTGGATAGAACTTCTACCGGGGAACTTTACTATGAATATCGAAAAGACATGGGTACGGTAATCCTTCGAAAAGAGGAGGTTCTTCATATTCCTGGGCTTGGCTTTGATGGTCTGGTGGGATATTCACCAATTGCTATGGCTAAAAATGCGATAGGAATGGCCCTTGCAACCGAAGAGTACGGGGCGAGGTTCTTTGCGAATGGTGCTAACCCAGGCGGTGTGCTGGAACATCCCGGTGTAGTTAAAGACCCATCGAAGATACGGGAAAGCTGGAATGCCGTATATCAAGGAAGCAACAATGCCCATCGAATTGCTGTCCTTGAAGAAGGAATGAAGTTTCAAAGTATCGGTATTCCACCAGAACAAGCACAATTCCTTGAAACGAGAAAATTTCAAACGGAAGAGATTTGTAGAATCTTTCGAGTTCCACCTCATCTGGTAGCCAACTTGGATAAAGCAACTTTTAGTAATATTGAACATCAATCGATTAGCTTCATCGACAATACGATCATACCTTGGGTTACGAGAATTGAACAGTCCATGAAGAAGGCATTGTTAAGTGAAACTGATAAGAAAGAATACTTTATCAAGTTTAATTTGAACGGGCGACTCCGAGGAGATGCAGGTTCAAGAGCGCAATTCTATCAAATCATGCGGCAAAACGGAGTGATGTCTGCGAATGACATTAGAGAACTAGAAGAGATGAACTTAATCCCTGAAGAACAGGGTGGAGACAAATATTTGGTTAACGGAAACTTTGTCGACATGTCAAAGGCAGGAGCATGGACAGAAAAATATGAGGAGGGATAAGCCATGAAGAAGTTTTGGAATTGGGTCAAGAATGAAGACGGCAGGACACTTCATCTGGATGGAGTCATTGCTGAAGAATCATGGTTTGGCGATGAAGTAACACCGAAACAGTTTAAATCAGAGCTAAACAATGATGGTGGGAAAATCACCGTTTGGATTAATTCACCAGGTGGCGATGTTTTTGCAGCGAGTCAAATTTACAACATGCTCATGGATTACAAGGGGGATGTAACCGTAAAGATTGACGGAATTGCTGCTAGTGCTGCCTCAGTCATTGCAATGGCAGGTGGTGAAGTTCAAATGTCACCCGTCTCCATGATGATGATTCATAATCCCATGACTATCGCTTTTGGAGATACAGCTGAAATGAAAAAAGCGATCCAGATGCTGAGCGAGGTCAAAGAAAGCATTATTAACGCTTATGAGCTAAAGACAGGTCTTTCAAGGACCAAACTCTCACACATGATGGATGATGAAAGCTGGTTTAATTCAAAAAAAGCGGTGGAGCTTGGTTTTGCTGATGCGATTATGTTTCAAGAAGAAAGTAATCAAGAGTCATCAGATGAAGGGGTTATTTACAACAAAATGGCGGTGGTGAATTCCTTTTTGCACAAACTGCCTAAAAGAGAGAAGAAAACAGGAACAGACATCACCATATTGGATAAGAGGCTAGACCTCTTAAAATTTTGAGGAGGAGATTTGGATGAGTAAAGTATTAGAACTACGTGAAAAACGAGCAAAAGCATGGGAACAAACAAAGGCATTTCTTGATTCAAAACGTGGGGAAGACGGGATCCTTTCAGCTGAAGATACCTCCACCTATGAAAAGATGGAGGCAGAAGTCGTTAATCTAGGTAAGGAAATCGACCGATTGGAAAGGCAACAAGCCATTGATTTAGAACTTTCCAAACCGATTAATCAGCCCATTACTTCAAAGCCAACGGGTGCTGAAGGGCAAAAAACAGGCCGAGCAACAAATGAATACAGGGAAGCGTTCTGGAAATCGATGAGAAACAAAAGTAATTATGAAGTACAGAATGCCTTGAAGATTGGAACCGACTCTGAGGGTGGATTCCTTGCTCCAGATGAGTTTGAAAGAACACTCATTGAATCCTTAGAAGAGGAAAATATCTTCCGTTCATTAGCTAAGGTCATCACAACTTCCTCAGGAGACCGTAAAATTCCAGTGGTTGCTTCAAAAGGAACTGCTTCTTGGGTGGATGAAGAAGGGCTTATTCCTGAATCGGATGATAGCTTTGGACAAGTTTCGATTGGAGCTTATAAATTAGCCACCATGATTAAAGTGTCCGAGGAACTTTTGAATGATAGTGTGTTTAATCTTGAAGCGTATATTGCAAAAGAATTTGCCAGACGGATTGGTGCCAAAGAAGAAGAAGCATTCTTTGTTGGAGATGGTACCGGAAAACCGACTGGCATTTTTAATGCAACGGGTGGAGCGGAACTTGGCGTGACTGGAACTTCAGCAACCGCTGTTTCAGTGGATGAAATTATGGATCTATTCTACTCATTGAAATCGCCTTATCGTAAAAAGGCCATTTTTATCATGAATGATGCGACGGTCAAACTGATTCGAAAGCTGAAAGATGGGAATGGACAGTACTTATGGCAGCCTTCGATCCAAGCAGGTCAACCTGATACAATCCTGAATCGTCCAGTTAAAACATCTGCCTATGTTCCAACCGTGGAAGCTGGGGCGAAGACGATTGCTTTTGGTGATTTCGGATACTATTGGGTAGCTGACAGACAAGGTCGTTCTTTCCAGAGATTAAATGAATTATATGCCGCAACAGGACAAGTTGGTTTCAAAGCATCACAGCGGGTGGATGGAAAGTTGATTCTTCCTGAAGCGATTAAAGTCCTTCAACAGAAAGCGTAGGTGATCGTTCATGAGTAATGTCAAAAATTATACCGAACAAGGTGGAAATCGAACCGTCATTGGTGGGGAATTAGATATAACTCCAGAAGGAAAGTTAGCTTTTGACGGAACACCATTAAGTCCAGCCGCACTTCAAGCAGATAGTACTGCTGTAGATGTAGCTGGACTTGTTACTGACTTTAATGCTTTACTAGCAAAACTAAAAGCAGCTGGTCTGATGAACATTGAATAATAAAGGGAGGAAGCAGTGATGGAGGAGTTGTTATCAAAGGTAAAACAAAACATTATTCTTAACCATGATGAAGACGATGTCCTGCTTTCTGGTTTCATCAATGCCGCTGTTTCCTATGCAGAAAGCTATCAAAAGAAACCTGATGGCTTTTACAAAGAGAATCCTTTGCATCCTACGACCGAACAGGCTGTCATCATGCTATCGTCTTACTTTTATGAAAGTCGGGATGGTAGCACGGGTGGCTTTTTTGCTGACAATGTGGAAGCGAGTAAGCAAGTATGGAATGTGGTCAATATGCTCCTTCGATTGAATAAGGACGTGATCATATGAGTTTAGGGAAAATGAATGTCCAGATTGAAATTTTTAGCACTGTTTATGTTAAAGATGAAGAAGGATTTGCCACCGAGGGGGAGCAACTATTAACCTCCATGAGGGCTTATAAAGAGAATCGTCATGGGAGTGAAGCTTGGAAGAACCGGGCTAGTTTTTCTGAGGCTAGCTCTCTTTTTCGTTTTAGAAAACCTCGGGGATTCGAGCTAACCACAGATTTAGTCATTGGCTGTAAGGATGAACGGTACAACATTTTGAGTGTTGAGGATATCAAAGAGCGAGGCATGTATGTAGAAGTATTGGCTGAGAAAATTACAGGGTCAAAGGGGTGAGGCTATGGCAAGAGCAGCAGTAAAGATGCCGGATGACTTTTTAGAAAGAATCGCAACATTAAATCGTCACTTTGATGACATTGTTCCAAGAGTATTAGAAAAGGGAGCAGAGCCAGTGATTCAAAAAGCAAAAAGTAATCTAGCTGCTAGAATTGGGCAGGGAACAAAAGAACCTTCTCAATCTTCTGGTGAATTATTAGCATCACTTGAAACGACAAAGGCAGTCCAAGATGCAAAAGGGGACTGGAACCTTAGGGTGGGTATTCCTACAACAAAGGACAGTAGGGGAGTTTCGAATGCATTGAAGGCAGCTGTATTGGAGTATGGCAAATCCGGCCAACCTCCTAGACCGTGGCTAAAACCTACAAAATCCGCTACAAGAAAAGCCTGTGCAGAGGCGATGGAGAAAGCACTGAATAAGGAGATTGAGAAACTATGAGTCTATTAAAAGACCTGAATACCTTACTTGAACCCATCGGGATTCCCATTGAAACAGGTGTCTTTTCCAAGAAACCGCCTGATGAGTACATCGTAATTACACCGATGTCAGACAGGTTGGACTTCTTTGCCGATAATCAAGCCCATTCAGTTATCGAGGAAGCACGGCTATCGCTTTTTATAAAAAAGAATTACCAACCATTAAAAAAACAGCTTACAAAGATCCTGCTTAAAGCGGATATAACCATTACGGATCGACAGTATATCGGGTTTGAAGATGATACTAAATATCATCATTATGCCATTGATATCTTGAAAGAATATGAAATGGAGGAATATTAAATGGCAACAATCGGATTGGACCGTTTATTTTATGCCAAGATCACAGAAGATGAGAATGGTATTGAAACATATGGAACTCCAAAAATACTAGCGAAGGCCATGACCGCAGAACTCAGTGTTGAACTCATTGAAGCTATCCTTTATGCGGATGATGGCGCATCAGAAATTGTAAAGGAATTTAATAGTGGAACATTAACCCTTGGAATTGATGATATCGGCTCCATAGCAGCACAAGATTTAACAGGAAGTAAGATTGATAGCAACAATGTCGTGGTTTCAAGAAGTGAAGATGGTGGGAATCCTGTGGCAGTTGGGTTTCGTGCCAAGAAAGCGAATGGAAAGTATCGATACTTTTGGTTGTATCGAGTTATTTTTAGCATTCCTACAACGAACCTTACGACAAAAGGTGAATCAATTACGTTTAGTAGTCCCACCATAGAAGGTACCGTTTTTAGAAGAAATAAGCTGGACACTGAAAATAAACATCCATGGAAAGCGGAGGTCACAGAAGGGGACAATGGTGTAGCGCAAGAAACCATAACCAAATGGTTTAGTTCTGTATATGAGCCTGACTTTTCACCAGTAACTCCAGCAATTACGGTTACCGTGCAGCCCGCTGATTTAACAGAAGTAGTAGAAGGTAGCATTTCTGGCAGTTTATCGGTTGTTGCAAGCACGAATACTAGTTATCCTGTCACTTATCAGTGGTATGAAAATACAACCGATAGCACGACAGGTGGAACCGCTATTAATGGGGAAACGTCAGCGAGCTTTGATATCCCAACGAATCTTATTGCAGGAAGCTATTATTACTACTGCGTGTTGACTTCAGTTGGTGCTAGTGCTGTAAAAACGAACGTGGCTACGGTAACCGTATCGTAAAGGGGGATGAAGAACATTGGCAAATGAAAAAGTGGATCCTTCAACTCTAGATGTTGATTTTGCAGCTGAGGAAAGAAGTGCTGTGATTGAAATTGGGGATGTAGAATACAAGTTGATTTTAACCACGAAGGCGACAAAGGAAATTGCAAAAAGGTATGGTGGTCTTGAGAATCTTGGAACAAAGCTGATGAATTCAAAGGATTTTGAACTTGCTCTGGATGAAATTGTTTGGCTTATTACTCTACTAGCGAATCAGTCCATTCTGATTCATAATCTGAAAAATAAAGAGGATAAAAAAGAGCTATTGGCAGAGGAAGAAGTTGAATTATTGACTACTCCTTTTGAATTGGCAGAGTACAAGAATGCGATTATGGTTTCCATGTTGAAAGGCACAAAACGGCATATACAGAGTGAACCAGCAAAAAACGTGCAAGTCGGGTAAGCGATGAAGAGCTGTTTATCCGACTTATTTATTATGGAACCGCTCAGTTAAATCGTAGTGAAGAAGAAGTGTGGCTCATGCCGATGGGTTATTTAATGGATTTATGGGAATGTCATAAGCAGTTTATGGGAATTGCTAAGCCATTGATGGAAGTTTCGATTGATGATGTTATTCCTGTAGGGATATAGGATATATACTAGTGTTTGAAAAAAACTTCAAGCCCTAAAGTTGCTCTAAATCATTGGTAAATCAAGCCTTTTTCCCAGTCACAACACTAATCACAATACACAGTCACTGTCTTGACTTACAAAAAAGTGTTTGTGATACAATCCCAATAAAAGGGAAAGGGGTTGTAGTAATGGTGATTCCAAAGCTTGAGGATTTTGTGAAAGAGATTAAGCAATTGAAGGTGGATGCAAAAGAGTCTGGAGAAAGCAGTATCGAAATTTGTAGTGGCATACTTCATAAAATGATGGGAGATCATAAAGGGAAAAATGCTAGAATGGCAAGCTGCTGTAGAGCAATGTATAAAAGCATGAATCCTGGCGATGAAGTAGTTCAATTACCAAATCCAAAGGCTGGTAATACAGAGACAAAAGGATTTGGTTCTAGATTAATCATTAGGTACTATTTGTGATAAATCGTTAGGCACTCTTTTAAACGGGGTGTCTTTTTTATGCCCAAAAAGAGAGGAGGTGAAGTCGTGGCTGATAACTTTGGACTTCGAATCGGTGTGGAAGGCGAGAAGGACTTCAAAAATGCCTTGAGGGATATCAATCAAAATTTTAAGGTGTTAGGAAGTGAAATGAAACTTGTCACCGCCCAATTTGATCGGCAGGATCAATCCATTGAAGCATTAACTGCAAGAAACGGAGCACTTGCAAAGTCAGTTGATGCACAAAAGGATAAAATTAGTACATTAGAAGCGGCACTTAGAAACGCAGCAGATTCTTTTGGAGAGAATGATAGACGAACACAAAATTGGCAAATTCAACTGAATAACGCTAAGTCTGAACTGATGAAGATGGAGCGAGAACTTGAGAATAACAATCAAGCCATCCAAGAGTTGAATGAAGGATTCAATGATGCTGAAGGAGAAGTTGAGGAGTTTGCTGATGAAGTACAGAATGCAGCGGATCAGACTGAAGATGCTTCCGGTCGGTTCGAAAAGCTCGGTGGCGTCTTAAAAGGAATCGGTGCAACCATCGGAGCAGCTGTAGCTGCCATTGGAACTGCAGCGGTTGCCACAGGGGTCAGCTTGATAAAACTTGGTGATGAGTACAATATGGCTGTCAATCAGATTTCTGCCTCTACCGGTGCAACAGGTGCCGAACTTGAAGAGTTGGGAGAAATTGCTCAAAACGTGTACAAGCATAATTTTGGAGATAGCTTGGATGATGTCGCAGTAGGAATTTCAGAGGTACAAAAGATAACCGGACTCATGGGTGAAGAGCTAGAAAAAGCCACCGAGTCCGGTTTTGCTTTGAGGAAAACTTTTGACTTTGATATGCAAGAATCGGCTAGGGCAGCCAGTGCTCTTATGAAAAACTTTGGCATCTCTGCAGATGAAGCTTATAACATTATTGCCGTTGGTGCTCAAAACGGTGCCGATAAAAATGGCGATCTATTAGATACCTTGAATGAATATTCCGTTCAATATGCGTCACTTGGCCTTAGTGCGGATGAGTTTATTGCTAGTTTAGTAGCTGGGGCAGAGAGTGGTGCTTTCAGTATTGATAAGGTTGGGGATGCTGTTAAGGAATTTAATATCCGAGCCAAAGACGGCAGTAAGTCGAGTATGGAAGCCTTCACTGCACTTGGGCTTAATGCAGAAGAAATGACGAATAAGTTTGCCCAAGGTGGGGAAACAGCTAATGCTGCATTCTTTAATGTCATTCAAAAACTTCAAGAGATTGAAGATCCTCTTCTAAAAAACACAATTGGTGTGCAGTTGTTTGGTACACAGTTTGAAGATTTAGAAGCCAGTATACTACCAGTTCTTGGTGGGATAAAAGATAGTACCATCGCGAGTGGAGATGCATTGGCTCAAATAACAGAGGTCAAATACGATAACCTAACGGATGGAATTGAGGGTGTAAAACGTTCCTTACAAGGGGTGTTTCTACCAGCGGTAAGTGAAGTTTCTGCTGGAATTACGGACTTGTTTTCTGGCTTATCGAATGGGATTAATGAAGCGGATGGAGATTTTGAAAAAATTGCAGAAGTGATAGGAGAGACCGTTGCTGGTATAACAGAACTCATCACCGAGCAATTGCCTCAGTTCGTTACGTTGGGACTTCAAATTATTATGTCCTTAGTGGGTGCGATTGTAGAAAACCTTCCAATGATCATCGATTCAGCCATGCAAATTGTAACGACTCTACTTCAAGGGATTATCGAGGCTCTACCTCAAATCACAGAAGGGGCACTTTATCTTGTTCTTAGTTTGGTAGACGGTATTCTCGCTAACCTCCCTGCCTTAATCGAAGCTGCATTAACTATGGTTGTGACTCTAGCAACTGGGATTGGCGAGGCTTTACCTAACCTGATTCCATCCATTGTATCAGCGATTCTATTAATTGTGGAAACCATCATCAACAATCTCGACATGGTTTTGGAGGCGGCTTTTAAAATTATTGAAGGTTTAGCCGTAGGAATTATCAATGCTCTACCTAGACTCATAGAAGCATTGCCAGCTATTATTTCATCAATCATTAACTTTATTACTGGGAATCTACCTAAAATTGTTGAGTTGGGTATTTCACTGATCATTCAGTTGGCAGCGGGATTACTCCGGGCTATCCCTCAGCTTGTGGCGCAATTACCACAGATTATTTCTGCCATCATCGTTGGAATTGGAAAAGCGGCTGTTTCCATTGGACAAGTAGGGGTAAACATAGTTCAAGGACTTTGGAATGGGATTGCTTCCATGATTGGCTGGATAAAAGATAAGGTTAGTGGTTTTGTCGGTGGCATCGTCAGTAGTGTAAAAGGTGTGCTTGGGATTCGTTCACCTTCACGAGTTTTTGCTGGAATTGGTGAAAACATGGGTGAAGGGATTGGTGTTGGATTCTCTGATGCCATGAGCAATGTAGAAAAAGAAATGGAAGGCGCTATACCTACAGAATTTGATTTAAATATGGACAGCGTGGTTACTGGAGTTGAAGGCGGCAAGAGTGGTGCATCATTTGATATCACGATTCCATTAACGATTGATGGGAATGTGTTAACTCGTATTATTGCTCAACTACAATGGAACCAAAATACAGTAACCGTTAGAAACTTAGGAGTTGCTGGTTCGTAAAAGGAGGGCAGTTTGGTGATAGAAATTTATGCAGGAAACACGTTGATACAAACGATCCGTAAAGTGATGTCTGCGAATATAAGGGAAACGCTAGAAGGAGAGTTTACACTATCTTTTACGGTTCTAGCCAAGTCTGCCCTCGCTTTAAAAACAAAACAGCTGGCAAAGCTTAATGGTCAATATTTTGAGATTGTACAAATAGCGAAGTCGTTACAAGGTAGCCTTCCAGTCTGTTCTGTCACGTGTGAACATGTATCTTACATTTTAAATGATGAGATTTTTAATATAGATGCGTTTGATTTTACGGGAGATCCTGCGGCTGGATTAAATCAGCTATTATCAGGAACTCCTTTTTCAGCTGGCACAGTTGATTTTACCGATAGTTGCACAATGAAAATTAACCAGGAAGTGTCTAGAAGGGCAGCTCTTATGCAGTACATTGCCATTTTAGGGGGAGAAATTGAATATAACGACTACTTAATTAATATCCGTAAGCACCGTGGCAGTATGGAGTACCAGCCGGTAATGGGTTCGAAAAACGTTACTAATGTGTCTGTTTCTCACGATTCAAGGGAAAATGCATCTTCCTATAATATTTCATTCTTTAAACTATTGAATCTAGCAGTTGGAGATAATGTCCATATTGTATTCAAACCACTCGGTATTGATGTGAAAACAAGGATTATCTCATTGGAATATAACCCCTTCTATCGTTATAACATTCAAGTTGAGGTTGGCAGATACAAACCAAGTATTTCGGATACTTTTTATCGGATAGAAAACTCAATGAGCAAAGTGGAAAGCTCTCTGAATGATGTGGGCAGCTCTGTTGATGGTCTTAAGTACCAAATGGACCAACTTGGGGTTTCTTACACAATCGTAAAAAATCTAACGGTTGATGGTAGTTTTATTAATGTAACTTACGAAGTGGAAAAAGGGGATACACATCAATATCATGTTAAATATAGCTATTCCACTGATGGTAGCGGTAGAATTACGAGCATTACTTTAGAGGATATATTTTCAGAGCTTTTATTAAAAGAAGTGTCCACTTTGTTGGTGGATGCAGCGAGATTTGAAATCACATATGCAGATGGAGAGACGGCAAGTTATAACTATACGACCGATAGCAGTGGTCGGATTACTGGAATTGAAAAGGTGGTGGGATAGGGCATGAGTTACCATAGTAATTTTAACAATACACTAGCAATCTGGACTGCTTTTGGAGGCAGGGGTGAACTCATTCTTCCCATCCCCACCTTAAGTTGGCATAGAAAATATTATAACGATTTTGGCTATACCAAGTATGGAAGTGAAACAAGAATTGATGTTCACGACAATGGGAACGCACAGATTGCGGTGTATCGTGCAAAGACCCCATATACGTCCTACTACAATAAAACCACTGGAAAATGGACCGTGGTGAATGTTTCTTGGTGGAATAATGGTGCCCCAGAAATTTTATGGGCAGGTGACGGTGTGTTTTTAGCCAAAATTATAGGCTTGGCCAATATTATCGCTTCTTTTGATGGCATCACCTGGTATAATGCTGGTTACTGTCAAGGAGCACAAAACTCCATGACGACTGGAGCATATGACATAAATAGGGGAGCCGGAGTGGTTAGTTGGTGGTATTATAAGTCTCCTGTATATTACAATTTTGCTTCGTTAACACAAAGAGTGGCTTGGACTTTGGTAGGTGCTGACGGGACATCTGTTCCCATCTTTAGCTATATGACCGCCCATAAAGGGAGATTTATCGGAATCGTTGGAGGTGATCGGTCGATTGCATCGGCAAGTACTTCAAGCCCAGGTACATGGACAACCACCATTCCAGAGGATTTAAATACTTATTATATGTATATCCGTTCGGTTCACGATAAACTTTTTGTAATGAAATATCGATATGTTAGTGGAATCTTTCATGTGAATTTGTGTGTCATGAACGATAGTGCTACAGAGCTGATAGAAACAAACCTATCTCATGTTGGGAATCTGGCCAATAACAACATTCCGAATCCACAGAACATCATTTGGATGGAAGATTGGGGAAAATATGCTCTTTTCAATGAAGGCATGCTTTATGTATCGGCTGATGGTCTGACTTGGGAAGGAGTCGAACAACCGGGATTTACTACTACCAATTCAGATACATTTGGCGGGGCTATCTATGTACCGGGTGACGGATTTTATGTGAAAGCTAGTGGTTATGTGTATTATGCACCGTATTAAATAATGAAAATACAGGCGCTTGGTGGCTCTCTTGTCACAGGCGCCTTTTTATATAGATTAAACAGATGGAGAGCGAGGGGAGAACATGGCAATAAAAGAGCTTTGGGTAATTTTGCAAACTGTAATTGCAGTATTGGGCGGTTGGTTGGGTTGGTTTCTTGGGGGACTTGATGGATTTTTATATGCTCTCATTATTTTTGTCATTGTGGATTACATTACTGGCATTATGGTGGCGATTATCAATAAAGAGCTTTCAAGTGAAATTGGAGCAAGAGGAATTTTTAAAAAGATACTTATTTTTATACTTGTCGGGATTGCTCATATCATTGACAGCCGACTGATTGGTGAGGGCAGTGTCATTCGCACAGCCGTCATCTTTTTTTATCTCTCAAATGAGGGCATCAGCATAATGGAAAATGGCTCAAGAATCGGGCTTCCAATTCCACAAAAATTGAAAGATGTCTTAGCTCAATTACATGGCAAGGGGGATGATAAAAATGAAACTAAACACTAAATATATGACGAGAAATGATTGTTTTACAGCAGGAAAGAAGATTACTCCAAAAGGAATTATGGTCCATTCTACTGCAACTCCGGGTGTGATGGCAGCAGACTGGTTCAGTCGTTGGAATAAGTCGTACAAAGCGGGTGAAACCAATCGTCAAGTTTGTGTTCACGCTTTTGTTGATGACAAAGAAGTATGGCAGTACTTACCTTGGAACCATAGAGGTTGGCACTGTGGTGGAGCGGGGAACAACACTCATATTGGTATTGAAATTTGTGAACCAGCGGGGTTTTCCTATGGTAAGGGATCTACGATGGTTGGCTACAATGTCTCAAAGAATGAAGCTTATTTTAGAAAGGCTTGGCAGAATGCAGTGGAGCTTTGTGTGATGCTTTGCCGAGAATATGATTTAACAGAAAAAGATATCATTTGCCATTCGGAGGGTCATAAACTGGGCATCGCAAATAATCATGCAGATGTGATGCACTGGTTTCCTAAGCATGGAAAGAGTATGAATACCTTTCGTGCAGATGTGAAGAAGCTACTGAGTACAGAAAATAAAGCAGCAGAGCCGGTGAAAAAGAAATATTACCGTGTGCAGATCGGTGCATATTCGGACAAAGCAAATGCTGAGGCACAGCTTGTCAAAGCTAAAAAGGCAGGCTTTACGGATGCATTTATTAAGTATGATTAATAAATTGGTAAGCTAATAAGCAGTGTTTCTTGATTTTAATCGAGTTTCCCAAATAAAATATTAAACTATTAGATTTATGCAGCCTGTAGGGGTTCTTCCCTTGCAGGCTCTTTTTTTATGCTCTGATTCATATTAAATTTTTCAAATCCTCAACTTCGACCTGTTCCCACGGCTATTAGGTAGGAGGTGATTCCTAGTGAATCAGTACGAAGATAAAAAGATTACAAAGATTTCAGATGTGATTATAGACAAAAGCGTTGAATTAAAGAGAGTATCACAGGAACAGCTACAGCGTGAGTTTGATTATATCCAGGCAGAAAAATTACTAAGAAAGATGCTCGGAAAAGGCTTAATAACTGAAATAGAGTTCCACAAGATAGACGCACTAAATCGCCAAACTTTCTCCCCTTTTTTAGCAGAGATAATGCCCTGAAATCGTTGATATATAAGGGTTTCAGAGGTAATATGTGACATACCAAGAAGGAGGTGAGAGGATGAAAAAGATAACGAAAATAGAAGGAAATCTAGCCAACTCTTTTATTAAGCCAAAAACACGAGTAGTTGCCTACTGCCGAGTTTCAACAGATAGTAATGAACAGCTAGTCAGCTTGCAAGCACAAAAGGCCCATTATGAAACCTACATAAAGGCGAATCCAGAATGGGAATATGCTGGCCTATATTATGACGAGGGAATCAGCGGCACGAAAAAGGAAAACCGCTCTGACCTACTTAGAATGTTATCAGAATGTGAAACTGGGAGAATTGACTTAATCATTACAAAGTCCATCAGCCGATTTGCGAGAAATACTACAGATTGCTTGGAGATGGTTCGTAAACTGATCCACCTTGGGGTTCATATCTATTTTGAGAAGGAAAACATCAATACGGGTTCAATGGAAAGTGAATTGATGCTCTCCATTTTAAGTGGGCTTGCAGAAAGTGAGTCAATTTCCATTTCTGAAAATATTAAATGGGCCATTCAAAGACGATTTCAAAACGGAACCTATAAAATTTCCTATCCACCATATGGGTATCAAAACATTGACGGTCAGATGATAGTAAACCCCAAGCAGGCTGAAGTTGTGAAGTATATTTTTGCAGAGGTGTTATCGGGCAAAGGCACACAGAAAGTTGCAAATGATCTTAATCAAAAGGGTATCCCTTCAAAAAAAGGTGGTCGTTGGACAGCTACTACGATTCGAGGGATTCTGACCAATGAAAAATATACTGGCAATGTTATTTTGCAAAAGACTTATACTGACAGACATTTTAATAGGCACACTAATTATGGTGAGAAAAATATGTATCTAGTAGAAAACCATCATGAGGCAATTATCAGCCATGAGGATTTTGAAGCAGTAGATGCCATTCTTAATCAGAGAGCAAAAGAAAAAGGCATCGAAAAGCGCAACAGCAAATATCTAAACCGATATTCTTTCTCCAGTAAAATTATCTGCTCTGAATGTGGCAGTACCTTTAAAAGACGGGTTCATTCAACTGGAACAAAAAAATACATCGCTTGGTGCTGCAGTAAGCATATAAGACAGATAAATGAATGCTCCATGCGGTTCATTCGAGATGAAGATATAAAGACTGCTTTTGTTACGATGATGAATAAACTCATTTTCGGTCAGAAGTTCATATTAAGACCACTTTTGAATGGGTTACGTAACCAGAACAATGCAGCAAGTTTTCGCAGAATTGAAGAATTGGAAACTAAGATTGAAAGCAACATGGAGCAGAGTCAGGTGCTGACGGGGTTAATGGCCAAAGGGTATCTTGAACCTGCTCTGTTTAATAAAGAAAAGTATTCACTGGAAGCAGAAAGAGAAAGGCTTCTTGCCGAAAAGGATCAACTTACTCGGTCCGTAAATGGCAATTTTTCTAAAGTAGACGAGGTTGAACGTTTGCTTAAGTTTGCTTCTAAGTCCAAAATGCTTACAAGCTATGAGGATGAGCTGTTTGAAAATTACGTAGAAAAGATTATGGTCTTTTCACGAAAGGAAGTAGGATTTGAATTAAAATGTGGAATCACATTGAAGGAAAGGTTGGTGAATTAGATGGGTCACACACCTTATGGATATAGAATTGAAGATGGAAAGGCTGTTGTGGATGAAATAGCATCAGAGCAAGTAAAAGAACTATTCTTAGGATATTTGGCAGGACTTTCTTTGAAGGATGCTGCTAAACAAGCTGGGATAGACTGCTACCATGCCACAGCAAGTAAGATGTTGCAGAACAAGCACTACCTTGGTGATGAATTCTACCCTCCGATTATTGATGAGAAGACCTTTGAAAAAGCCAGAGTAGAAAAACGAAAACGAGCAGAAAGGCTAGGAAGGATATGGGAGCTTAAAGATGAGCCGAAAAGGGATTATCCTGTGAAGTTCAAAGCAAAACCTCTGGTGCAAAAATATGAAGATCCATACAAGCAGGCGGAATATGCCTACAGTTTGATAGAAAGTGAGGTATAACAAGTGGCGGTAAGTAGGAATGTAACGGTGATTCCTGCCATTAAACGGATTGGAAATAATAAAAGTAGTGAAAGTAAACCTAAAATACGGGTCGCTGCTTACTGCCGTGTTTCAACGGATAGTGAGGAGCAGGCTTCAAGCTATGACATTCAGATCGAGCATTATACAAACTATATTAAGAAGAACAAGGAATGGGAATTGGCAGGAATTTTTGCGGATGACGGCATCACAGGCACAAATACAAAAAAGCGTGAAGAATTCAACCGTATGATTGAAGAGTGTATGGCAGGAAAAATAGACATGATCATCACAAAGTCCATTAGCCGATTTGCTAGAAACACTTTGGATTGCCTTAAATACATCCGTCAGTTAAAGGATAAAAACATCGCAGTATTCTTTGAAAAAGAGAATATTAACACCATGGATTCTAAGGGCGAAATCATGCTGACCATTATGGCATCCCTTGCCCAACAGGAAAGCCAGTCCTTAAGCCAAAACGTAAAGCTAGGTATTCAATACCGCTATCAGCAAGGTGAGATTCAGGTCAACCATAAGCGTTTCCTTGGATACACCAAGGATGAAAACAAGCAACTAGTGATTGACCCAAAGGGTGCTGAGGTTGTTAAACGGATTTACAGAGAGTACCTTGAAGGGGCTAGCCTATTACAAATAGCTAGAGGACTAGAAGCAGACGGTATTCTTACAGCAGCAGGAAAAGCAAAATGGAGACCAGAAACACTGAAAAAAATACTTCAGAATGAAAAGTACATTGGTGATGCCCTTTTACAAAAAACATATACGGTTGATTTCCTTTCAAAAAAGCGAGTCAAGAATAATGGCATCGTTCCCCAGTATTATGTAGAAAACAGTCATGAGCCTATCATTCCACGCGAGCTTTTTATGCAGGTTCAAGAAGAGATGGTTCGAAGAGCCAATCTTCGTGGCGGGAAAAGCGGTAAAAAGAGAGTTTATAGCAGCAAGTATGCTTTATCGAGTATTGTTTACTGCGGACACTGCGGCGATATTTACCGACGGGTACATTGGAATAACCGAGGCTACAAGTCTATTGTTTGGAGATGCGTCAGCCGATTGGAGGAAAGAGGGTCTGAATGCACTGCCCCTACCATAAACGAGGAAACGTTGCAGACAGCGGTGGTCAAGGCTATTAACGACCTTTTGGCTAAAAAAGAATCCTTTCTCTCAACGTTGCAGATAAATATCGCTACTATATTAAATGAAGAAAATGATACTGCCACCGATGATATTGATGGCAAATTGGAAGAATTACAGCAACAGCTTCTTATACAAGCAAAGTCAAAGAATGACTATGAAGATGTGGCTGATGAAATTTACCGCCTTCGAGAATTGAAGCAAAATGCACTGGTTGAAAATGCAGAGCGAGAAGGGAAAAGGCAACGAATCGCTGAAATGAATGATTTCTTGAATGAACAGTCCTGCGGGTTGGAGGAATATGATGAGCAGTTGGTAAGGCGGCTGATTGAAAAGGTAACGATATATGAAGATAAGCTCACTGTTGAATTCAAGTCTGGGATTGAGATAGATGTAGAAATATAACATTGGTGGCTGACCGTCAATCAGGAGATAAATTCTCTTGGTTGGTGGTTTTTCTGCAAGATCAGGGTTTGAATTACCTCATTTAACTATTGACCCTTACGTTACGTGATACTTTATAATGACAACTGAAGGAGGTGCATATAAGGCATGAGTATGAAAGTAAAAGAAGTAGCTGAATTGGTTGGTGTTAGTGTTCGTACACTTCATCATTATGATCAGATTGGGTTATTAACTCCAAAAGAAACCACCTATTCTGGCTATCGGCTTTATTCTGAAGAGGATCTTGAAAAATTACAGCAAATTTTATTTTTCAGAGAGCTTGATTTCTCCTTGAAGGAGATTAAAACGATTATCAATAGCCCTTCATTTAATCAACAGGAAGCGTTAATCTTACAACGGAAAATGTTAATTGAGAAACGAAATAGAGTCGATAAAATGATTGAAACCATTGATAAAACGATTAAACACACGATGGGAGAAATTAAAATGTCGAACGAAGAAAGGTTTGAGGGTATTAACTTTAGACTCAACCAGTATGAACAAGAGGCTCGCATGCGTTGGGGGGATCAACCTGTTGATGAGATAAGCGCAAAATTAAGAGACATGGCTATAGATGAACAACAAGATTTATCTCAAAATTGGGATGTGATTTTCAATAAACTTGTACAACTTCGCAATTATTCTCCTAACTCGCAAGAAGTACAAAAAACGATTAAAGAATGGTATGACTTTTTAAATAAGAATTTTGGTAAGTATTCTCTTGATGCCTTCCAAGGATTAGGTCAACTCTATATTGAAGATGAACGCTTTACACAAAACATTGATCAGTATAGTGAAGGATTGGCCAAGTTTATGAGTGAGGCAATGAAAATTTTTTCAGTAAATCAAAAGAAGAAAGGTGGTAGCAATGCAAATAATAATTGAAGATACAATCAAACAATATGAAAAATTATTTAGTATGGAAGAAGAGAAAGAAGACTTCTATCGATATTCAATGATGAAGCCCTTTGAAAAAATGTGGAATATCATTAACGTTCCATTAAAGGCAAATCAACCTAATGGATACGACGTAATAATGGCTACAAAAATGCTTGGTTACCTTGATATATCAAATACCGAAACTGGAAAGATTGCGTTAGAGAAGCTAAAAGAAATTCAAGCTCTTCAAACTGCCTATGACACTTTGAAGACCTGTGTTAATTTTATTCAAAAAAATAATCTGAAAATAAATGCCGATGAGTTAAAATTTGGAATGTATATAGCTGATCCAAAAAAGCTCGAATTGCAAAAGGGATATTGTGGGTTCGGTGGAATCCCAGGTTTTATTCAAGTATCTATTTATCCTAATTCCTATAATATTCCGAAGATACCTGCTGTAATTGCACATGAATTTCATCATAATATCCGTTTTTCATATTTTGATTGGGATCATGGGAACGTTACTGTTGGTGATTACTTAATTATAGAGGGGTTGGCAGAGTCTTTTGCAAGAGAACTGTATGGTGATGAATTTTTAGGACCTTGGGTTACTTCTTTTGACAAAGAGGACTTGGAATATTCAACAGAGATAATAAAGGAGTCACTAGATGTTAAAGGATTTGCTGAGGTTAGTAGTTATATGTTTGGTGACACTATTGCAAAAGAACAGGGCTATCAACCTGTTGGCTTATCACCATTTGCTGGTTATGCAGTGGGTTACCAAGCGGTACAATCCTTTATGAAAGTCAATAATGTAGGAATAGAAGAAGCTACCTTACTTGATACAAAGGAAATATTATACAATTGCGAACTATTTACAAAATAAATAACTCATTTGTGACCGTTAATCAGGATATAAATTCTTTTGGTTGGCGGTTTTTATTTTGTAATTGAAAAAAGTTAGTAGTGTGTATATAATCTTATTAACAATGTTGTTGATATTGTTATTGATAAGGAGATGACAACATGAGCGATGTTAATGAGCTACTAGAAGAAGCTATTAAGGAAACTGAAAACTTGAATGCAGGTGAAGTCTTTCTTGTTAAGGACCTGTTCAAGGGTTATGTATGGAATAGAATACCCAGAAAGGATCGACTTCTGCTTGGGACTTTATTTTTAAACTACGTAAATAAAATAGAAGGTAATATAAAGGCAATTGAAAAGACCTCATCTAACCAGCAGAGGTATAAAAAGACAATTGGCAAGTAGGAAGAAGGGATAAAATTTATGAGTATCAATATTTTAGTTGTTGACGATGAACAAGCTATAGCAGATCTAATTGAAGTTTATCTAAAAAATGAAGGTTTTACAGTATACAAATTTTATAACGGTCAAGATGCGTTCCGATGTGTTGAGTCGAAGCAGTTGGACCTTGCGATACTTGATGTTATGCTGCCAGATATTGATGGCTTTACTATCTGTCGGAAGATTAGGGAAAAACATAATTTTCCGATTATTTTACTGACAGCTAAAGAAGAAGAAATCGATAAGATTACCGGGCTGACATTAGGTGCCGATGACTATATCACTAAACCATTCCGTCCTTTGGAATTAGTTGCTCGTGTAAAGGCGCAGCTCCGAAGATTTACCAAATATAATTCGCCAGAGCAAAAACAGGAAGAACGCTTGATTGCCTTTTCCGGCTTGGTGTTAGACATGGATGCTCGTGAATGTACGCTGAATGAGAAAAAGTTATCGCTTACACCTACGGAGTTTTCTATTCTTTGGGTTCTTTGTTCCAATCGAGGACGAGTGGTAAGTTCTGAAGAATTGTTCCGCGAGGTATGGGGAGACAAGTATTTTAGTAACAGCAATAATACGGTAATGGTTCATATTCGACATTTAAGAGAAAAAATGGGTGATAGTGCGGAAAATCCTAAATATATCAAAACGGTATGGGGGGTTGGTTATAAAATTGAAAAGTGACAGAGATAAGAGAAACAATGATTATACAAAATTAAAAAGAAAAGTATTTATTAGAGTGCTCCTTATTGTTTTTGCCACGATCGCAACTGTTATTTTTTTGCGTGATGTAATTCAAGACAATTTCAATATTGGAGAGAGTATTGTAGAATTTTTAAAGAATAAGTTTTATTTGAGTGAAAGCGATGCTGTAATAATTTATCGGTATACATTTCTTTATAATAAAGATATTATTACACTTATTGTGATTATCATATTCTTAGTTATTTTGCTTAGATTTTCAATTTCTTGGTTTACTAAATATTTCGATGAAGTAAGTAACGGAATGGATAAACTTGTTGAGGAATCCGATAATGAAATTACATTATCACCGGAATTGGATTTTATGGAAATTAAGCTTAATCAGATAAAAAACAACTTGGAAAAACAAAAAAAAGCTGCACTTGATGCCGAACAGCGCAAAAATGATTTGGTCGTTTACTTGGCTCATGATATAAAGACACCTCTGACCTCCGTTATAGGATACTTAAATCTACTGGATGAGGCTCCTGATATGCCACCTGAACAGAAGGCAAAATATGTCGGTATTACTTTGGAAAAAGCTTATCGATTAGAACAGCTTATCAATGAGTTTTTTGAGATCACAAGATTCAATCTTCAAACTATTGTTTTGAATAAAGAAAAAATAAATTTACTGTTCATGCTCCAGCAGATGGCAGATGAATTCTATCCAATGCTGACTCCACAGGGAAAGCAGATATCTGTCAATGTACCTGACGGACTCACTCTGTGGGGAGATGCAGACAAATTAGCCCGTGTGTTCAATAATATTCTGAAAAATGCCATAGCCTATAGCGATGAAAATAGTGTCATTGACATTTCTGCAGGGCAGCAGGATAAAAATATTGTTATAACTTTTATGAATCAGGGAAATCCAATCCCACAGGCAAAGCTTGATACTATTTTTGAAAAATTTTACCGATTAGATTCTGCACGTTCCACAAACACCGGTGGAGCAGGGCTAGGTTTGGCAATTGCACAAGAAATTGTCACAGCTCACAATGGAACGATTTCTGTAGAAAGCAACCCGGAAAATACTACATTTACAGTAAAGCTTCCGTCTTAAGAAAATCTTAAGAAGTTCATAAGATTGAATTCCAACATAGCTTCTTGTTCTGTGGTTAAATAATTTCAAGCAGAATAAGGAGGTATTTATTATGGTACGAAAAATAAAAAAGAAAAAGTCAGGAATACGCGAATTTGTAATATTTTTATTGATAGTTGTTGTTTTTGCTTTTGTTTTCAAATTCATCATTACTCCGGGAAACCAACATGAGTTTGAGAAAGAATATGTCGATAAAACAACGCCTATTCCCTCGTCAGAGATAGAACCCGATTCCTCTATTTCTATATCTCCCGATAAACTGAACAGTACTAATGCGATTCTGATCCGTTTAAAAGATCAAACCACTCTGATGCAAAAAAATAGCGAGGAAAAGATCTATCCTGCTTCATTGACTAAAATGATGACAGCTATTGTTGCTATAGAAAATTTGACAAATTTGCAGAAAGAAATACAACTTACCCACTATACCTTTAATGGTCTTTACAGTGCTAATGCTTCTATGGCCGGTTTCCAGCCAGGTGAGAAGGTAAGGGCTATTGACCTTTTATACGGGGTGATGCTTCCAAGTGGTGCAGAAGCTTGTATTGGGCTTGCGGATCAGATTGCTGGTTCGGAGCAGGACTTTGTAGCTATGATGAATCAAAAGGCGGCAGATCTAGGGATGGACAACACTCATTTTGAAAATACCACCGGACTTCACAATGAAAACCACTACACAACAGTGAAAGATCTGGCTGTTCTTCTAAGCTATGCTTTGCAAAATGATACTTTCAGGGAAATTTTTACTTCGTCTCGTCATTCCACACAACCCACGAATAAGCACCCTGGAGGGATAACCTTTAACAATACCATGTTTGAAAAACTCAACAATCAAAACATTATTGATGGAGAAATTTTAGGAGGGAAAACTGGATATACCGATGAAGCTGGTCTGTGTCTTGCGAGTCTTGCAAAAGTGGGTCACCAAGAATATATATTGATTACAGCTGGTGCAAAAGGAGATATCTATTCTGAACAATATAATATTACCGATGCATTAGCTGTATACAATAGAATTGGGAAATAATAAGTTTTTCATAAGATTTTGATATGTTTCCACCTACCGATAGTGCCAAAAACACGGTAGGGAGGAGAAATAGAAATTTAAAAATACCCATATATAAAAGATTTACCGACATTGAGTAAAATGCGGGTATTAAAACGGAGTTACCAATGTTAGGAAATTCTTACTTTTTAGTTCGTGGAAGCATATCAATCGCCATAAAAGTGGTAGGGTTGAGTGGATAGATTAGATAACGGGTAGGTTGATGAGATTTATTTGATGACAAGAGGTTGAGTTGACAAGATAGGTGGAATACACATCCCCGGGGGTCATACTCTAATAAAAGAGATAAAGTCTGTGATATTATTTGAAAGGAGATTTTGATTGTGAAAAACGAACAAGAAGAAATCCTAAAGGGCAATGAAGTGTTAGCGAATAGTTCCGAGGTTATGAAGGATAAATTACGTATATATATTCTTATAGGAACCGTTGTATATACAATTTTAGTATTGTATTTCATGTTCTTGGGGTTTAATAGAATAGATCAAAGAAGCGATTATAATCAGTATACATTTATGATTGTCCCAGAAGGAATCCCACTAAGGTTTCCAGAACTAACTATGTCATGGTTATACGATTTTGGAAACATTGCTGCCTTTATCCCTTTTGGAATAGTAATTCCATTGATGTATCCAGTGCGTTTTAGAAAGTTTATAGCATTATTTATATCAGTGATTTTATTTTTAGAAGTGTTGCAATCTTTAACTTTCTTGGGTACATTTGATATTATGGACGTAATATCTAATACATTAGGCGCAATGATAGGATTTGTGGGATATAGAGTAGGATTTTATTCTAAGCTTAACTTTAAGAAACTTGTTGCATCAGCAGCAACTATGCTTATGTTAATCGTGGGAGTTATGGTTGTTTCTGAAACAATTGATTATGGTGTGAATGTGAATAAAAAAGTAGGACCTATTCAAGCATTAAACGAAATAAATACAAGCTCAGCAATAACTAAAAAACTTCCAACCTTTACTGTGCTAGGGGAAAAGGTACAGCCCAAATTTAATTTGTTTAGCAGCGAGGATGGAATGGATAAAGAGTACTTATTTAATTTAGAAAAGAAAAGTCTATGGTTCTATGCTAATTGTGGTATTCCAGACAATGAAGTATATGAAGGCTCGGTTAAGATTATGATCAATGGACAAGAGTGGGTTCAATTTAGTGATAAAGATGAAGATAAACATATATTGAAGGTAAAGTCGTATTTTGATGGGGAAATAGAAGACGTTAAAATTATAGTTACTGGAAACGCTAAAGTATGGGATGTTAGCATTGCAGAAATAAAGCATTGGTGGGAGTAACTACTATGAACAGTTTCCTGCCTACACTGAATCTGTAAATAATATGTTTGCGCAGTTAAATACCTTGTACAATAACGAGAAGAAGTTTGTAACGCGTAAAAGCGGAGCTAGTAAGGAGCTAGTAAGGCGAATTATTGAAAAGTGACAGTCTTTGATGATAAGTTAATTATAGGATTTAAGCCTGGAGTCGTGATTGATGTTGAAATATAATTATAAAGATAGCCACCGATTATATTAATATACGGTGGCTTTTTTTAGTATTGCTTTTATCAAAAGTGAATGGTATAATCATATTCATGATTCGTTTACTAAAAATAATACACCATTTTAACTATAACGTATTTTTAGCTAAATGTCAATAGTAATTTGAAAAATATTTATATTTATTTTTTTTATTTTTATTTTTATTTTGGAGGTGATCCTATTGTCATTTGAGATTATGAATGTATTTTCATCATTAATACAAAAACAAGCAGTTGATAAAATTGTAAAATGTAATGATTTTACTTTTAGATTTGGGTTAACTTTATCTTGTCAAGATGCCATTGAACTAGTTGAAACGAGAACTGTTTCACTAAAAAGTAATGGACGTATTGAATTTGGTGGTGGCGTAGTTGAAAAAATAATCAAGGAGTTTTGTGATTCTCCTTATATTTCTATGCATAATTATGTAGATACACTTCATGAGTTAATTGAAATCTTTTATTTTTATAAAAATGAAACTCTCGATTTAATTAGTGATGATGAACTGATAAAGTTTATGAAAAATTCCTTTGATGGCAAATGCCAAGGATCACTAGCATTGTTATCAGGAAGAGAACTGGAGAAAATGGCACGTAATGTACGATATGGATATGCACCTGATTATTCAGAGGATAATGAATATGATGAGGAGGATGAAGATGGCGAATATTGAAAAGCAACATATCATTAATAGTCATAATTTGAGTGGAGAATTCTATTTTAATTCTATTTTACAGGAGGCCTATATCTGTGGACTTTTAAATGAGTCTGATTTAGAAAATATTCAGCTACAATGTATTAGTCTCTTAGCATATAAAAGTGAGAGATATAATATGGGTGAAAGCAGTTCTATAAGAGTTGAGACTGCTGAAAGCATTATGAAATCTAATCTTTATTCAATAGGGGTATACTTAAAGTCTATACCAGATCCAGACTATGCTGCATTCGAGTTAAAAACAGTAAAGATTTCTGAGCTGTATGAGAGAGGCAGAAAATTAGTAAATACTAGATTTCAAATAGCAAAGCGTATCTATAATATGGTTCAAAAGAATAAACTAGATACAATAAATCATTCTTATAATTCGACACTTAGTGAAAATGGGATTGGGATTTTCTTTAAATTATACAACTTAGAGTATGAGGCCCATGATTCTCCCGCTTCTATTGATTATCAGCTTTGCAATCCTGTTAATGATTTGGCAGGAATAGAATTTATTCAAAAATACCTTGAGAATTTATACCTTGAGAATGAATTTTGTAAAAAATTTGCAACAGAAAACATCCATCATCTACTTTATGGATATGACAAGAGTTATCCAGAATTATTGATCAATATTTTTGAACAAGTATTAACAGCGGCTTTGGGATGTTCTCTTGCAAACCGTAACATAGTGGAGTTCAATATTACGGGAGAAGATATTCAATACTTATATAAAAAATTACGAAAATATGATCATCATACATTGATGTTAACTATTAACTACGCAACGAATCACATATACGAAGAGTTAAATCTTACAAATCCTTTACTCCAAGAATATATTGAAAGAAGTTTGCCGAAGATTGTAACGAATATAGAAATTGCACTAAAATTAAATACCCTCAGTAAAGTATTTATAACCCCACAAAATCCGGATTTAGAGCCGAAAATCCACTTTGAATCCAGTATTAAAATGGATGATGAAGATTATAGAAAGTTAATTGAAGAACTTATTAGATGCAGATATTCATCTGATAAATTAGCCCTTATAAAGGATAAAGTAAAATCTTTTGATGATTTTGAAGATATATTACTTGATGCACAATTAGAAGAAGAGGAATTTATTTTGCTGTTTAATACTCTCGGAGATGTTGAAATTGCAGAAATGATTAAAAGACACCCCTTTGAGTCGGACATTCAAGTAGATTTATCGGAAGAGGAACAGGTAGTACGATTATATTTGGAAAATTATATGAAGCAACTTTCACCTAATAGACAAGAAAAAATTCTCCAAATTGCAAAACAGCTTATAGGGGTTGATATATAGGAATGGTTTAGAAGAGGTGACATAAAGTTATCAAAGAAAATTATTATCTAATTGGATGGAAACGTATGAGCTCGTAAGTGCTTGGTTTTTAGGAAATTGATAAACGAGCATTGTAATGCAATGGATATGTTCCCGTCTACCGATAGCCCCAAAAACGCAGTAGATATGTTTCCGAGAACGGACTACTCAAATGACATTCATTCTGTCCTCTCAAGCCATGTCGAGGTAGTTTCGCAGATGATTTTAATAAATGAAGCAGGCTCCCGATAAGGGGAAATCCTGCTTCTATTCAAATGTTGGGGCGGCAAATCGTAGTGAATAACCGGTGTGCCGTCTTCTTTTACATCGACCCGATTGACTTCAAGATACTCCCTAGAGTTCCTATTGCAAAAAATCATCCGGACCACTTGCAAACAAAGTGCCATTAATTTATCTGAAATCAAAAATACCTGTATTAGAAATTACTCCATAATACAGGCTCTTCGACGTTAACTTGTGAATCTTTTCAACTTCTGCAAGTAGGAGTATACCCAGATTGACTTTTGACTCTCCCTTAACTGTCCAAAAAAAATAAAAACTTGCTAAATGATAGGGTAATTAAAACTATAACGAGGGTTTGTATAGAATGGCGGTCTCCATCCAATTTCAGGCATTGGCCAGGAATGATTGATATAATCCATCTTTACTTTCTCGTCGGAATAGTTTACCAGCAATAATTTTACTTCCGGATTAAATTCGAATCTCAAAATAGCAGCCTCCTTGATATTTTCTCTTACGTTTTACCTTATTCAAAGCCCATCAATGTAGAGCAAGTCTTTATTTCCTAGGTGTCCTTATAATAACTCGTTGAATGGAAACAGGCACTTCACTTTTCTGCTCATCATACAGTAAACAGAACGTTTACTATCAGGAGGTTTGCCATGAGCCAAGAAAAGAAAGATCGCCAAATGCCACAGATCGATCAAATGCAAGATATTGATTCCTTGGTCCAAATGTCGGAAATGCCCCAACCGCAAATGAATTATATGCAACAAGCGAATCAGATGCCGTATTATCAGATGCCTCAAATGTCTCAATATTACATGTCACAAATAAATCAGTATCCAGGGGGCAACGTGATGGGCCAATATCAAAAAAATCAAATGATGGGTCCGAAGAATCAAATGAAGCTGCAGCAGATCCAACAGCTGCAACAAGCGTTTGATGCAAACAAAGTGGAACACCCATATCCGATGTACCCTAACTATGGGAAAATAACTAAGTATGAGGAAATTCCGTTGAATTTACCGGAACAGCGCCAGCTCTTTCATCCAGGTGTAGAAGGGTTAATGGTGCCTCGGCCGATCATTGAAAACCCAAATTATAAAGGCAGCGGAAAATTAAAAGGAAAGGTCGCGCTTATTACAGGTGGTGCAGCGGAATTGGGGCGGCGGTCGCAATTGCATTTGCCAAAGAAGGCGCGGACGTAGCCATCGCTTATTTAAATGAACATGAGGATGCAAACCGAACCAAAACGAGGATCGAACAACTCGGTCAGCGTTGTTTGTTAATGCCGGGTGACTTGCGGGATAAACAGCAGTGTGTCGCAATCGTAGAGCAAACCATCCGGACGTTTGGCCGTCTGGATGTCCTCTGCAACCATGTAGGGATCCAGTTCCAGCAAAAGAGCCTAACGGACATTACGGACCAGCAATTCGATGATACATTTAAGGTGAATATCTATTCCCACTTCTATACAACCAGAGCAGCACTTCCATACATGAAACCGGGAAGTTCAATCATTCAAACTTCTTCTGTAGTGACTTATGTTGGAGAAAAACAAATGATTGATTACACTGCAACAAAGGGGGCTAACGTAGGATTCACGCGCGCTTTGTCGAAAAATGTGGTAAATAGAGGAATCCGGGTTAATGCAGTAGCACCTGGGCGAATTTGGACACCTCTTATCGCAGCTAGCTTCTCATCAGACCAGGTTGCCGTATATGGTGCCTTTAACCCGATGCAACGGGTTGCCCATCCATTTGAGCTTGCCCCAACATATGTGTATTTAGCTTCTGATGATTCTCGTTTCGTTACAGGCCAAGTGCTCCATGTAGACGGTGGGGAATCTACTCATTCATAATCAGCTCTGCCATCACCAGCCAAGCCATGTGGAGTGCGTGGCCAAATTAATATTAAAATAGGTTGGATTAATAACCAATTTAAGATGTAGGTAAAAAATAAAATAGTGCAGGGTCCTATATTGTAAAAGAATCAGGCTCTTTTATTTTCAACCTGCACCTCAATTGATACTCTATAAAACTAATTGGATATAATAATATTCGTGAATTGTGTCAAATCAGCCAGTAGGGAATCGGTTGGGGGATCAGGTTAAGCATCCTATCTGTTAAATAGACGGATAGATGCCGCATTTCTAACCGGAAAACGTGGAAAATGGGATGGGGGAATTTTTCTTGCATAATCGGAAAACTGTCCCTTATTTACTTCTGTTAGTTACTTAATAAGGATAAGACGCCCTATATAAAAGGGGTACCCAAGTGAATTTTTCATCATTAGGTACCCCTTAATCTACAGGTAAGAAAGTATAAAATTTTGTACTGAGTGTGGGTGTCTAGCTCCAGCGCCTAGCCCCTCGAGGTCATAAGCCACAAAGGAATTGAAGACAAAGAACGTCTTCTATTCCTTTGCGTCTTATGCTTGTCGGGGCTGATCAAGGCGCTTGCGCTT